GTTAGAGCCTTTAAGACTATCTGGTTTATCACCAGAACCTAACCATATACGACCTTCCCAATTATGTATGAGAAACTCGCCTTTCATCTGGTTATATGTATAGTTTATGGCACTTCGATTAAGAATATCTTTTAATGTTACTACTATGGTTCTCTGTGAAAGTCCATGTGAAGGACTCACATACATCCCTGCATGGGGTTGATTCAAATAACTCAAATATATTGATCTTAAAGCTCCAATGTAGGTCTTTCCACTTCCGTAGCCACCTATGAGAACCTTGTAAAATGTTTGTAAATCCCACCATTGTGATTGATGTGGGAGAAAATTCTTTCGCTGTATTTTGAATTGACTCACTCAATGATAAGAGAATCCTTATGTGTGATTTCTTGGATTTCCTTAACTTTTCCTTCCCCTCTATCAGATAAGTAGTGCATAGCTGAGATACTTCCCCTGTGAGCCATTTGAAATGCTTTATGTATCATCTTTTCCCTATTGGTAACACCATCCTCTTGCAATTCATCACCATAAGAATTGATAATATCGGCTAATGCTCCCCTTCTTCCATTAGGGTTAGCATTGTTCTTAGGCTCGAACTTCTTACC